CGCACTAATCGATTGATTCCTACAATTTGAACTTTGACGGTAGATTACCCAATCCCGTCATGTTGATGTCACTGTCAGTCCGGGGTTGCTATGCAGCATTCTTCAGGGCCGAGGAAGTGCCAGTTCACTATGAACCGTTGTTGCTACCTATGGCCATAGACGAAATGTTTCACTGCAGCCCGGACTTCGTTGACTTTTACAGGGCGAGTGGCAAGGAGGCTGGATGGTTTTACAAGCTACTCGCACCCACACCAGTTGCCGTTACTGACATCGAACAGGCGACTGGCAGCAGAAAGGTTTCCCCCGCCAGTCTGCTGAAGGAGCTGGTTGACTCCGCTTGCCGTAGATGCAGGCGTTGGTTGGGCCCTAAGAGCATAGTGGCCGGCTCCATCGCGATTGCCTTATTTGTAGTCGCAATACATGTCTACCGTAAATATGGAACGAGGTCACTCTATGACCCCGAACGGGAGACGGGACTTTTGATGTCCGTCCAACGCGCGTTGCTGGACAAGACAGTTGTCACTTTCGACACAACTTTGTACCCGCTGGACGGCTTCCAGGAACCAAATGATCGACGAACCGACAATGGTCACGCGCTGTCGGGCGCATTACGGGACTCGGCCCGCGAGTTGGTAGAACACCACTTGATGGCCAAGGGGTTGGTCAAACATGAGATCAACCCTTCTACTTACGCAAGTCCCGACACCATGCATCATATGCATGTTGCGCCTGGTGACCTCGGTCGACGACATCAAGTCGATCCGGTACCACCTGGCAGTGTCATCGTAGCTTTCGACGTTGACCACTTCCTGCCAGATGTCTCCGTGCTATTAGAACACATGAACCCAATCATACTGTACACTTTCAATCCGATCACTGTAAGTGGCAATGACGGAGAGTGTCAGTTCACCATCGTCGATAATACCGTTTCTTACGCGGTAGGCGGTGGTGGGTTATGGCAACACAAGGTACACGATTGGTGTCGTGCCGGAGAATACGTGGAATCAGCCATCAGGCCCACAGGTGGCCTTAGCGGTCTGTGGCAGGGCTTAATGTCCGTGTTTGGTATTGTCAAGATCGGGGTGCACAAAATACATCATGCACGCCCGTGGAAGAATGCCAAGGACCGAGCCTTAGTCTGGACCATTCCTTGTTACACCTACTGGAGGATAGACTTCGTGCCATCCATTCTACGTGGTGTAAGAAGCATTGGGCGAGTCGATTTCAAAGACAAGCTCGCAAGCGGCTGGAACCGTATTGAGTTCGTGGATTCTGAGGGAACCATGCAGGTGAGCTTGGGGAGGGAAGGAGAGCAATTATCAACTAAAATTGCTCGGAAAGATTTGGACGTCATCTTGTACCAATCATCCGCCCAAGCAGTAGCGACCACACTGATGTCGCTCGGATATCGAGAAGAGAAGAACGCCAGTGCAATGCGCCATATCACGCAATACTTTATGGCAACGCGTAGCGCTGGCCCACCTGGCATGGCAGGCCTACAAGGCGAGGCAGGTCTCTCAGCATTATCAAGTGTTAGGTCCCAACAGTTAAAAGCAACACCTAACGTGAAGGGCTTCTGGCCCGTCAGTTGTATAAGCGACCCATCCGAAGCTAAGGTGAATGCTAGGGCATTTGCCGCACCCATACTCGCAGACACTGCGCTCGCCCCTGTGTTAAGTGACGCGGGGGTCATGGCCGAAACCATCGTCCGGCGAGTGCGTGTAGTCGTCAATACTCAAGAGCCGACTGGCGCCAAGGGTGAGCGGTTCAAGAAATTCATTCGTGAATTCGTCGAGTTTGTCGTTCCCGTCGCGCATCAATTGGAACCGATGACGAATGATGAGGTGTTGGACGCCTTAGACAAGCCCCGCCAGAAGGCACTTGTCGAAGGGGTCCTCGACTCCCTCAGTGGACAACCATCTGGGGAGATCAGATCCTTCATCAAGAACGAGGCGACAAACAAGACACCGCGATTAATTTCAGGCTTCAAGGACATCAGATTCGTCGCACACGTGTCAAAGTACGCGATCAAGGTTACCAAGGACGTATTGAAAGTCAATTGTCCTTGGTATTTCTCAGCATCCACCCCGACGGAAATAGCAAACGGAGTGGCGTCTTACTTCAAAGTCAATCATGGCCAGGTCTGTGAGACTGACTTTTCGAACATGGATGGAACCATCTCCCCATGGTTGTCATACAATGTGTTGGGTGCGGTAATGAAGCGTGCCTTCAAGATCGAGCACCACTCCGACATCCAGCGCATCATGACAAGTTTAGTGACAGCGTCCGCCAAGTCCAAACGGTTCGGGTTCTCGTACGATGCGGGACCCGGCGTCAAGTCAGGTTCCCCAACCACAACCCTCGGTAACACACTTTTCAATGCAG